TTTGCTTCTGTAGGACTCCAATATGATGAAACTTATAAAGGAAATCGGATGACGAGAGGTCAAGGTCTATATGATGGTACTGCTGGCAATGCTGCTTCTATCAGTCCCGAAGAAATAATCGAAGCATTAAAAAGAGATAGAGCTGCTGGTTCTGTTCCAAAATTAATAGGAGAAAACCCAGATGTTAAACCAGATGGTGCTGACTGGGCAAAATCATTGAATCTGGGGAATGAACCATTTATTGATTTTGGTGATAATAATCAGTTCCGTGCTATCAAGAAAGATAGTGGTGGATATAAGATCATGAAAAGAGGTTTTCTTGGTATGTTTACACCTATGAATACTGAAGGTAAAAACCTTGGGTTAAAAAAACAATTAATAGAGGCTGCTAAACCAAAAGAAGTAAGTTCCTTAAATCCAACAACAGATAATGACTCAACCTCACTTACTGCATCTGTTGATGATCCTAATGCATTAAATACAGCTTCTACAGATGCTCAATTAACTGCTTCTGCAGGAGCAGGGACTACAATCATCAATAACTACAACACAACAACTGGTGGTGGTAAATCTTCTGGAGGAGATGATGTAGCATTAGCATCTAGCTATAGTCAGATGGGTCCTAATTTTATGTTTGCTCCAATGCAACTTAGAGCTTAAACTATGGAAAATTTTTCTTCACCAACTGATTTTGTACTTAGAAGTTTTAGAATTTTTAAGGGAGGAACTAATACAGATATTGAGATCAAAAAATTAGTTGCAAATTTTGAATATGTTGAGTCTATTTTAAGTCCTTTTATAGTAGCTGGTGCTACTATAGTTGATAGTGCTGGTTTACTTGGATCTCTTCCTATTAAAGGTGGAGAAAGGGTAGTTATTGAAATGTTGACAAATATTAGTGATGTTCCAATTCGATATGATATGGTTATTTGGAGAGTCTCTGATCGTTATGCTCAACAACAGAAACAAGTATATAAGATTGGTTTAATATCTCCTGAAGCATTGGAGAATGAAATTACAAGAGTTAATGTTGTAATGGAAGGTAATCCTGAGGGGATTATTAAAAAGATGATAAAACAACCAGAATATATTGGTAGTCAAAAAGAGTTTTTCTCAGAACCTTCTTTATTTGAAAACAAAATAATTCCTAATAATAAAAGACCATTTGATCTTATTACACAACTAGCAGTTAAGAGTATTTCTCCTAAAGCTAAGTTTGAAACTAATAATACATCAAATAAGAATAAATCAGAACAACAAATTAAAGGCAGTGGTGGATTTTTCTTTTGGGAAACACGTAGAGGATATAATTTCTTTGCAGTTGATTCTTTATGTGCTGATGAGAAAAGTCCTCTAAAATCTGATAGATTACAAGTGAAAGCATGGGGTGATGGACCAGATGAACCTTATACGGAGAGATTGGGAAATATTGGAGATGGTGCGGATGAAAGATTTACAATTAAAAAATCTATCTTTGATTCTGAGGTTGATACTCTTACATCGTTAAGAGTGGGAAAATATTCTTCTTTGATGGTATTCTTCAATCATTCAACAGGGCAATACGAAGAGTATGTCTATAAAATTAAAGATAGTTATGATAACATGTCACATCTTGGAGGACAAGATTCTCTTTCTTTAATTCCTGTAAAAGATGTAGAATTATCTGATTATCCCAGTAGAATTATGTCAGTATACTTAGATCATGAATCTTGGTCTAATGAACTTGAACCTGCTTCACCAGAACCAGGAGATAGATCTAAATCTCCAACAAAATTTGCTGATTGGCAAAAATATTATATGGCACAATCCATAGCAAGGTATAGATTACTTACAAATCAGAAGTGTAGTATCGTAATACCTGGAAATGCTGAAATATGTGCAGGAGACAAAATTAATGTTAGACTAGTCAGTAAGCTACCAACTTCATTAGGAAAGGACGAACCTTTCGACTTGGAGAGTAGCGGACAATACTTGATTCAAGAAGTAACACATGCTTTTGATCCTTTATCTGGATCAAATGGTACATTTTACACTACATTGCGCTTGATGAGAGACTCTTATGGACAAAAGGATAAAGTGTCCACACATAGTAAATAAATAACTAAAGGAAGTTACCTACTTATGGAAAGCATCGAAAAGCATATCGAAAAGGACAAAGAAATCCTTGACAATCCTATGACCTCACCACATCAACGTCGTCATGTTGAGGGTGAGTTGCACGAATTGGAAGACTATGTAGAGCATCACAAGAAAGAGATTGAAGCAGGTGATCATCATGATCCAACACCTTTGGAACTATTTTGTGACTCAAATCCATCAGAACCTGAATGTTTAGTATATGAAGATTGAATATGGATGACTCATTATCACGGTTAGTACCTATACACCAAATTGGATCCGATGGATACGCTTGGTGGATTGGACAAGTAGAAGGAACTGTAGATGACGATAAAAACAATAAAGGTGGATATCGTTATAAGGTAAGAATTGTAGGAGATCATCCTGGTAATAAGGATATTCTTCCTACTGCTGCTTTGCCATGGGCAACCGTTGTGATGCCAGTTACAACACCATTCATGCCAGGTAATGTTGGTGGTGCATGTTCTCAGTTAATTGAAGGTTGTTGGGTAACTGGATTTTATGTAGACGCAGATAAACAGAAACCTATTATTATAGGTTCTATTGGTCAAACACCTGCAGCTACAAAGATTGTTAATACACCAGGACCAAAAAGAAAAGCATATGTTACAGGAGAGAGTTATAAATCACAAGTTGACCCATATAAAGATGGTGCAGAAGAAGTAACAGAATCAGGTACTACTGAAACATCAGGTGTTTCTGAAAAGGGTGCTAGAACAGGTTCGGGTTTATCTACAGGAAGAGAAGTTGAGGATGAAAATGGTGAAAAGAGACAAGACATTCCTGTACCACCAGCAGCAACAGAAAGATTAAAAAAAGAAGAGTGGTGTCAAAGTGTTGCTGAAAAATGCAAAGACCAAGATTTAAAAACACAGATGAACTCTATTGTTGGTCAGATGTTATCTGATATACAGAATAACAATGGCAACATTGGAGATTTTTATGTTAATAAAGTTAGTGGTGGTGTAAACAGTGCAATCTCTAAGGCAAGAACATCTATTAACAAAGCACAGCGTGTTGTTACTGAGTTCTTAGCAAGGATTAAAGGTTATATTAAACAACAATTACAGGAGGCTGTAGACAACTTAGTAAAGGCATTATTAAGACCAGATGAATCTGGTAATGCTCTAACTCCTGTAACAGAATTCTTTAACAATGCTTTGAAAGACCTTGGTTGTCAAATGGCAGACTTAGGTGAACGTTTGATGTCATGGTTGACAAATGTATTGATGAGTTACGTCAACAAAGCATATCGTGCTGCTATTTGTCATGTAGATGAGTTTGTAAATGGAATCATCTCTAAGATTAATCAGTTGATTACTGAAATACTTGGTAAAATATTAGGACCTCTACAAGATATTCTTGGTGCTATTGCTGAACCACTTAATATGATCGGTCAAGCTATCAATTTTGTTTTAAAACTTCTTGGTATTTCTTGTTCTGGTCCTGATCAAACATGTAATAAGTACAAGAAAGCATGTACTAATGGAGAAGAAGAAGAGAAAAAAGATGATGAAGATTTCTTGGATAATCTTTTGAGTAGTATCGATAATTTATTTGGAGATACTCCTGGTGATTATACACAGTATGTTTGTGAAGAAGCATATACTGGAAATCCATTAACACTTACTACTATTGGATTTACTGGAGGTGTTCCTTTACCATACACACCAAAAGGTCCTGATGACTTAGCTACAAAGAGACCAAAAATTGCATATAATATTCAAGATATTAAAGTAACTAGAGGTGATACTGCTGTATTCACAATTATTCGTTCTGGATACCTAGAATCTGCTTCCTCTGTTACATTTAAAACTCTGGATGGACAAGGTACAGCAACACCTGTAGAGGATTACTTATCAGCAAATACAATTGTTGGTTTTCAACCAAAAGAAACTTCAAAAACTGTTGAGATTAGGACGTTTGGAGATCCACTATCTGATAGATCAATAGAAGAATTTTTTGTAAAAATTAAACAAAATAGTCCGATTGATAGTAGCGGAATTAAATCATTTTTTGTAAGAAATGTTGCACAGTGTGAGATTTCACCACAACCACTTAAAGAAGATTATCCTCCATACAATCCACCATCAGAAAATCCAATTGATATTGATGTTCCTGAGGATCCTTTGACTCCTCCTGATGATGATGGAGATGGTACGCCAGATGATCCTATCGACGATCCATCTAACACCACACCTTCTTATGAAGTTGTAGCTAACAGATCTATTTGTCCAGAAGATGAATTTATTATCTATTCAATTACTACTAATAATGTAGATAATGGAACTATCTTATTTTACAACTTATTCGGTCAAGGTATTACATCAGATGATATCATTAATGGTTCTCTAACTGGATCATTTGTTATTAACAGTGGTAAAGCACAAGTAACTATTGGTATTGCAGAAGATGGTGTAGTAGAAGAAGCAGAAAATCTAACCTTTGCTATTACAGGTAAAGGAGCTACTGCAGATGTTTTGATTGTATCAGGAAGAGATTTAAATCTTCCTGATTTTGACGAAGGTGTTGGTGATTCTACAGAAATTGTATTTGATGACTTTAGACCACCTGCAATTAATATTCCTGATGTAATTACAGATGATAATGGTGGTATTATCGAAATTCCTGTGGATAATCCTGGCGATCCATGGGCAGAACCACCATTCGTATTCGTTGGTGGGGAAGGAGTTGGTGCAACTGCAACGGCATTATTAGATGACAATGGATTCTTAACTGAAATTCGTGTCCTCTCACCAGGATTTGGTTATAAGAAAAATCGCTCTGGTGATAATGACAAGAGATGTGTCATTGATACATTTACCGCTACTAGATTTGGAATTGGATATAAAACTAAACCAGAGATTTTTATTAATGACGAACCAGGATTAGCAGAAGCTATCATTAATGATGATGGATTTTTAATTGGTGCTAGAATTCTTAATAGAACAAAAACTTTTGAAGGATTTCCTGAGGTCAAAGTCGTTGGTGGTGGTGGATATGGAGGACAATTGTTACCTTCATTATTATGTCTAGATACAGATGGACTTTCCAAGATTGGTTCTACCAAAATTGGTACAGGTCGTTATGTTGATTGTCCTTAGGAGATGTAGATAATGGCAGCTGCTTCACAAGAAACTTATAATAATATTAAGAAGGATGGTATTGCAAAACCATCAACTCCTGATGAAACACAAGATACCAGTGGTATTAGGTTGTGTTATGCTTATAAAGGGTATAGAACAAGAGCATCTATCTATGAAAGAACACTTCCAGATAAACTCACAACAGCATTGTGTATTGATGGTCCTGCAGGTTCTGATAATGCAATGACTTTCCATAATGATGGGAGAATTACTGTCATGACTGGAACAAGAGATCCTAATAAAGGTGCTGCTAGTGGAAGATTAAATATCACAACATTTGGTGGTCTTCATAAGCATGAGGCCAGAGTTAATATGGAGTTTCACGAAGGTGATAATCAAAAACCACAGGGTGATGGACAAGCATTAAACATCATATGTTATGGAGATCATATAGATGAAGCTAAAGGATCAGAAAGAGTTATAAAAGCAAATATAATTAGAATCGAAGCTGTTGAAGAATTAGTTTTAGCGGGTGGATCTATTAAAATTCAATCTCAGTCTGATATTGAGATGGCTGCTACTGCTATCAACTCTGCACAAATCAATAAGAAGGATATTATTCTAGGTCAGAAGATGAGTTTTGGTGCTGGAGAAGAAACTTCAGTCCAGTTTGACCCGAGATCTAATCAAGCTGTTGTTTCACCAGGTCATATTAGTCATGTTATTGCTGGAGACTATAAACAATACATTGGTGGTGTATCTAACATCACTGCAGCAGGTGGCGTATTTGCTGTTCCTTTAGTAAAAGATAGATCTTCTTCATACAGTGTAAAATCTGTATTAGGTAACATCAGCACTAATGCTGTTGCAGGTGCAACTATCATGAATTCTGGTGCTGCCTTCACTGCTACTGCAGGTGCTGCTGCAACGATTGCTGCAGGTGGTACTTTCACTGCTACTTCGACTGGTGACATGACTCTTGCAGGTGCAGAAGTTAGTGTTACTGGTGGAGCAGCAGTTGGTATTACTGGCGGAGCAGACGTTTCTATCACTGGTGCAAACGTTCGCATTACTGGTGCATTAATTTACCTTAATTAAAAACTATGATTTTTTGGATTGGATTCTTTGTTATGTTCTTTAACGAAGGATTCGTTATGATGAGACACGTATCACCGTGGTTCTCTAGACAAAGAGATAAATTTATTGAAAAGTATGGTGCAAACACATGGTATAGATTCCATGGTACACTTGACTATACTTGGATGGGACTAGTAGCTATTGGTTTGATTGTAAACTCCAATAGATTAATGCATGTGATGGCATTATTAACTTTCTGGGCACTATCTTTCGTTATATTTTACCTACCGAGATGGATTAGAAAATGAATCAAATTACAGTTTTTATATACTTAATATGTTTTGTTAGTCTATTGGGAGCTACATTTGCGTTCATGTTTACTATGATGACATCAACACTTAAGGAATTTGATAAACCTAGGAAGACAAAAAAGACCGTATTACCCGCACCTCATCCTGAAATGGAAGGAATTGAGTATGGGACAGAATTGCTAGTATTCAGAAGCGAAGACAATGATTCAGAGGATGATTTATAAGTAGAACTTATTATAATGGTAAGTAATGCTCATAGCAAACTGGCACAAGGGGGGTTGATTTCTGGACTCAACCCTGATAAATTAACCTTGTAGCAATCAGAGAAGGTGCCTCAATTACTCGCACCAACTCACTTGACGCGCTCTGCATCATGTGCTATACTTTTCAAGCAGTCGGAAACAACCGACTCTCCATCTGCGGGTAACCACTCCGCAAGTAAACAAACATTTAAACGAGGAAAATTTCAATGATCAAAACCGCATTTGCTGCCCTTGCAGCTGCTTCTGCAATCGCTGCTCCTGCCGCATTCGCTGGTCCTTACGTTAACGTAGAGGCAAACTCTGGTTGGACGGGATCCGATTATTCTGGGACGAATACAGACCTTCACGTAGGGTATGAAGGCGCTCTTGGCGAATCTGCATCATACTACGTCCAAGGCGGAGCTACCGTACTTTCTCCCGATGGCGGAGAATCTGACACTGTTCCTTCTGGTAAGGCAGGTATTGGCGTTGGCGTTACTGATGCTCTTGGTGTCTATGGCGAAGTCAGTTTCGTTGGTTCGGGTTCTGACAGCGTTGACCGTGGATACGGTACAAAGGCAGGTATCAAGTATTCATTCTGATACTAGTTGCGTAATTGTAATGGTGTGATATAATAACAGGGAGTCTTAGGACTCCCTTTTTTTATTCTAAATATCAACGTTAGTAATTAAAATATGCTTTCTACTCAATATAGATTAAGATTAGAAGGTATTTGCAAAAAAATTGCAAATAACGAACAGGTTGCTTTGCAAGACATGATCTGGGCAGAGAAACTTTCTAAATCTCACACAACCGCAAGAGAATGGTTGCGGCAAGCTAGAAGACAATCCTCGCAAAATATAGAGGAGGGAAGTACCGATGATTTTTTGAATAGGATGGGTCTAGGAGATCCTGATCCATCCAAACACAAAACTAGATTTGACGGTGCTGACGATATTAAAGATTGGTTTCAACAGGATAAACCCGATGACTGGAGACAAAGAGATTGAGTAGCAAGATGATGTTCCTAGTTGATGCTGGCAATGGCAGATGCATCACTCACGATGGATATATTCAACTTGGTAGTTTCTCCCATAGTGTAGAGAAGCATCTTGAGCTATGTCCCGAACAAGAATGGCAAGTAACATACTGGATGCCTGATCCATTCTATATGAGATACCCACGACCAAACTATCAGCATACTATGAAGGCGAACGAAGGTTCTCCTAAGACTGATAATGCTACTGATAGTAGACCTAGAGACTTTCCAGATCAAGCAACAAATAGATTAGAGAGAACATTATGAACGATTTTTTAGACAACCTAGCAGCAAACCAATATAAAAAACAAGATGATAGAGACACTATCAAAGAACTAAGAAGGGAAATTAATGAACTCAAATCACAAATCGTAGTTTTAAAATCAATGAAACTATGAATGATTTCAAGATTACTCCTCAAACATATATCGATATGAATAAGGAATTTGAAGAGGATGATATTCCTTTCCGAATTGCTGTTCCTACACAAGAGGCAATTGATAAATGGCAATCACAACCACCACAACACGTTGCTGTTGTTCATAATGTTGATATGGTTGCTGATATGTGGGCAGAGCACAATAGAATAGAAGAAGAACGTAAACTACAACTTGAGCTTGATCTAGGAGAATAAATTAATGTCAAATTTAACAGCTGTAATTTATAGTAATGGTAGTCAAGAATGTGATCGCATGGCATCACTTTTAAAAGTATTACCTGATGTTGAAGATTTTCATAGATACGAACTAGATACGGATTTTACTAAACAGCAATTTCAAATGGAATTTGGGAGTAATGCTACTTACCCTCAAATTTCAATAGGCAACAAGCATGTTGGTAGTATGCATGATACATTAAACTACATGAAAAACATACACATGCTTGACAAATAGAATCAAATCATGTACAATTTAAACCATATGACCTTATTATCATGAATTATAAACCCTATAGTATGGAGTGGAACAGGCGTCGTTACTTAGCAGAAGCGATTAAGACCTACTTTAATGATGATGTTGACCCTAACGTTATTGTTAACGATATTCGTGATGTTCTTACTGAGGAAATTGATTACTATAGGGGACGTGCTGATGATCTACAACAAGTAATGGACGGTATTAACAATGACTAAGAAAAGCTTTAAGAAAACAGATAAGAAAGGTCGTGAAGAGGAGTGGATTTGGGAAGAGAGTTCAGAACTCAAAGCATTTATCAAACAACAGTCAATCGTAAAACTGTCTGCACCACCCACACGCCCTGTTTAATCTGCTATACTAAGGGAGTTGAGAGGTAAACTACAATGTGTTCTCATCCGCAGAACCGCCTCTCACACTTGCGAGTATGGCGGAATCGGTAGACGCACCAGACTTAAAATCTGTTGAGCATTGTGCTCGTGGGAGTTCAAGTCTCCCTACTCGCATTCTTGTTAAATAGAACATGAAACGCTGACAAAAGATGAAGTATACCATTAGCAGAAAACATTGTTTTGTTGACAACGAACCTGTTTTAATGTATTATATTCAGGAGATACCATTTGCTTTTGATGTTCTAGAAAGAGAAGATAAAGAAGACAAGTGGATCTTGTCTGAAGCAGCAATAAATCAAGAGTATACCTTAGAAGATATTTTTAAATTCTCTGATTATTTAATTGCTGAAGAATGTCATCCAGTTTTATTTGAATTAGATCTTGTTAATCCAGAGCTTATACCAGAATGAGTTTTATTGAATTATTGGTTGGGACATTTGCTAACAAACGTCAAGCACAATCCCATCCTACACGTTTTGCACACATTCGTGTTTCTCACCGTTTGATTGGAGAGAATCGTATATATGGAGAGCAAGCATACAACTATCTACTCAATCGTCCATATCGTCAGTTCGTGATTGATGTGGTTCAGGATGGAGAAGAGTACCATCTCAAGAACTACGAGATTGCAAACCCTCTTCAGTTTGCAGAGTGTAAAGGAATCGAAACAATTACAGAAGACATGTTGACATACCGCGAGGGTTGTGATATTATTATGAGACAGACAGGCACAGAATCTTACTTCGGTGGAACATCTACCTGCCACTGTAATGTCAATTGGAATGGTATTGATACTTTTGTCCAGAATGAGGTAAGACTCACTAAGGACGAATACCATGTAACTGACAAAGGATTACATGTAGAAAACCATACTAAAGTATGGGGTTCTGATTACGGAGCATTTAAATTCGTAAGGCAGTGATGCCGTCGCCTGATTAGCTCAGTGGTAGAGCAACGCTTTTGTAAAGCGTAGGTCGTCAGTTCAAATCTGACATTAGGCTTTAGAGATTGATCATCTCTATAGGGAGTGACTGAATAAACTTACTGGCATACTGCTGGTTAAGGTGATGAGACACAGGTGGTGCTGCTATCTTAGGATATGAACCGACCAACCAGTCGGGTCTCAGGCAAAGATGAATTACTCTGTAGTAATGCCCGTCTTTTGTTGGTACACAGAAATCCAACCTCCCACCCCTATAACTCAATCGGTAGAGTTAGCGTAAAGCGTCAAAACCGAAATATTATGCTATTGCAAATCTGAAAAATGTTAAATTACAAAAAAATTATTGCAGGTCAATTACCTGAAGCTTCTTGGTACGAAAATCTTCAATTGCCTGAAGGACGTACTTACATCGTCCGTGAGAGAAACTTATATTCTCTTGATGAAGTAGGTATTACCAACGATGCTGGACAAGAAGTTAATGTAGCTCGCTCTATTGGTACTGATAGAGTCAATAAAGAACTCATCAAGAGCAACATGGCAGTACATGGTCTTTTGACTAGTGTACAACCACCATATATCTACAAGTCCAATCTTTATGATGGATTTACTCGTTATGGTGCCATGCTTGAACTTGGACTAACTCATGGAATCTTCAATGAACTTGAGTTGAAGGATGGTTTTACTGAGAAAGAGATGCTTGATGAGATTGGTCTAGGTGCTAATGATCATCCACCTTCCAAAGGTGCTACTATCAATGACTTCAAGAGGCGTTTGAACGGACATATTTCCTTGTATTTGACCGAGAATGATGTACTTCCTTCTACTGGTTACTGCATTGATTGGATAAACAACATTCCCCATTCATTTTTCCAGAAACAAGTTATTGATATAGCTGACGAATGCCTTAAGAAGCATCGTTGTTCTGCTAGTGTTGTTGCTATTGATTCTCCAAAGGCAAATGCTTTTGCTGCTAGGCATTGTCCAAACAACCTGAAGGTAGTTCCTCTCAATGTTTCTGCTCAGAAGGGTGGAGGAATCAAAACAACTTACTTTGATCGTGCTTTCATTAGTGCATTTTATGGAGCAGGAGAACTATCTTTCATTGGTTATACTCAAGGTATCGAAGCTGATGAGGTTCCTTACTTCCGTGAAAAAGCACAGGAAAAAGTAGATTCTGCCAATGGTGCATTTGAAGCAGCATTCCAAAAGCGTTTGGAAGAAGGTAAGAACTTTAAGATGTTTAAATTAGAGGGATTCATTCCTCAAATCATCGGTGAAGAAGACTCTACTGAACTAGTTAAGTAATAATTTAAGGGGACTTCGGTCCCCCAATCCTCTTTAGCTCAGCGGTAGAGCGGTTGACTGTTAATCAATTTGTCCCTGGTTCGATCCCAGGAAGGGGAGTTATGATAACATACAAAGAACAACTAGAATACATCTACATATGTTTTAGAGAAGTGTTTTTGATATGCCTTACAAAGATAAAGAAGAAAATCGTAAGTATCAGCGCGAGTGGGCGAAAAAGAATTCAAAAACTATTAAATCAAATCAAATTGGTTCTCAGAGGAGAAAGCAGATAGTAGAGGATGCAAAGAAGCATTCATGTATCATCTGTAATAAAGATTTTCATCCTATACAAATGGATCTTATTCATGTAGATCCATCACCAAAAAAACACAGCGTATCGAAATTATTACAGATAGCTAGTTACAAGACATTACAAGAAGAAATTGATAAATGTGCCCCAATATGTGCAAACTGTAATAGACTATTACAGAATGGTTACGTAGATCTACCTGAACTCATTGTTATGCCATAAGGTTCAAATCTCACTACTTCTAAATCTTAGAACCCAACAGTATTTTCAGTCTTCTACTGGTATAAATAAACCCGAGGACAAAGTATCACCGCAGGGTCAGAGTAATCATGCCATTAACACGTTTAGATAACCTTATTAGTTCAAAAACTGGTAAGTATCTTTATGTTTCGCCAGACGATTTTAACGCAACAGATGCGTTATCGAACCGAGGCAATTCACCAGTAACACCTTTTAAGAGTATTCAGAGAGCATTCTTAGAGATTGCTAGATATTCTTATCTACCTGGTTTCCAGAACGATAGGTTCGACCAGTTCAGCATTATGCTGATGCCTGGTATTCACTATATTGATAACCGTCCTGGTCTTGTTGACACTAGCGGTATTGATGTATTTGGATTTGATCAAGCTACTAACGCTTGGACTGATGATAGTATCCTTGACATCTCTAACCCAGATAACATTTTCTATAAGTACAACAACACTGAGGGTGGTGCAATCATCCCTAGAGGTTCTTCTCTCGTAGGTTATGACCTAAGAAGAACTGTTGTTCGTCCAATGTACGTTCCCGACCCTGCAACAACGGAACGTGAAATTCCTCGCTCTGCAATCTTTAACGTAACTGGTGGTTGTTACTTCTGGCAGTTCACCATTAAAGATGGACAAACTACATCTGAATCTCCTCTTTATGATAACTCTGAAGGAAGTGGTTTAGTTTATTATGATCCTAAGGATTTCGCAAAAAAATCCGCACCAAATTTTTCTCACCACAAGCTAACTGTATTTGAATATGCTGATACAGAAGAGTTAAGTCTTTTCTATAGAAAAATTGCAAAAGGTTTCTCTGCATATCAACCTACAATTGATGATCCTGGTGAATTTGATTTCAGAGTCCAAGAGAACAGAATTGTTGGTCCTTTATCTGACTCTAGAGTTATTGAGTCTTTAACTCTTGCAGATGCTACAACTGATCCTAGTATTCCTGCATCCACTGCAGAAATTACAGTAACAACTAAAGTTGACCATGGATATTTTGCTGGTCAGTTTGTTGCTATTGCTAATACACAAATTGATGATGTATTAGAAGGTATCTTCCAGATCAAAGAGATTGATCAGAATGATGCTCGTAAATTTAAGTACGAAGTTCCATTCGTTGTAAGTGGAATTGGTAGTAATATTGTATCTGGTCAGACAGTTAGTGTTGACACTACTCCTGCACTAGGACAGAATGCACAGACATTAGCAGAGGTTGACTCTGTTGAATCTGCATCTCCATATGTCTTTAACGTATCGATTAGATCTACGTGGGGTATTTGTGGTATCTGGGCGAATGGTTTAAAAGCCACTGGATTTAAATCCATGGTTATCGCTCAGTATACGGGCGTATCGTTGCAGAAGGATGACAGAGCATTCATTCGTTATGATGAATATACTAACACATGGAACCAAGCATCACTAGTAGATGCATTTGCTACTGTTCCTTATCACACCAAGGGTGATAGCTATTGGAAGGATGAGTGGAGAAACTTCCACGTTCGTGCTTCGGATGATGCTTTCATTCAGAACGTTTCTATCTTCGCTGTTGGTTTCGCTGATCACTTCCTAATGGAAAGTGGTGGTGACATGTCCATCACGAACTCAAACTCCAACTTTGGTAATACATCACTTCATGCTATTGGTTTCAAAGGATTTGCCTTTAACCAAGATAAAGGTGGTTTCATTACTGACATCATTCCACCTGAAGCAGTTATTGATAATACTGCTAGTACCAAGAAGATCAATTATTATACAATTGATATTCAAGGAACTCTACAAACTTCTCAGAATTACACCAAACTATTCCTTGGTAATGATGACATCGTAGATCCTCTGGTAAGACCAGCTGCGACCATCAATGGTTATAGACTTGGTGCTAAATCTGATGATAAATTATATGTTAAATTAGATAATGCTCCTGGCACAGATGAATTCTTTAATGCACAACTAGAACCAACTGGTTTTGTTAAGTATGTTGCTAAGGGTTCTATTCTCAATCCTTCTGGTGGTGTAGTTAATAGTGTCTATGCAGATGCTGCTAACTTAATCGAATCTAACCGTCGTATGATTCAGGAGGAAGTCTTCGGATATATCTTAGAGAAGTATCCTAGACTCCAGAATATTCCTTATGTTAATCCTGGTCTAAATCCTGCAGGCAACAGATACTTTGATGCTCGTAATCTAATTGCTGCTAACCGTCAACAGATTGTTGATACAGCATTCGATGATATGATCACAACCTATGGATCTAGTGTGATCCAAGGTATTGGTGATGGTAAGTGTAAGAGAGATATTGGTCTGATTGTTGACGCTGTTGCAGAAGATCTTAAGGATGGTGGTAACTCTAACGTTATTGCTGCAACCAGAACTTACTTCGATGGTGATGGCAATCCACTAACTAATGGTTTAGTTGGTGAGGAAGACTATGCAACTTATGCATTCCGTAGAGCTCGTGATCTATGTAAACTTGCTATTGCTAACCTACTAACTGTACAGGCAGATCTATATGATCCTGATCCTAACAGTAACCTTGCTCCTTATGGTATCAACCTCGGTAAGACAGGTTCTCAGGCAGAACTAGATGGTGATACAACTAACGGTGTAACGATTGACCTTGCACTCAAGGCAGATCCTGCATCCCGTTATAAGGACGCACGTAACAGAATTGTCGCCAATAGAGAGTTCATCCTAGATGCAGCACTTGCTGAGGTAAGTGTATATCATCCTGACTTCTACATTCCTGGCGACACACAAACCAATTCACAGTCTAGACTTGCTGATGGATTTAGAATGATCCGTCGTAACTCTTCTGAGATTAGAGATAAGGCACTTGCAGCTATTGCTGTTGCTCATCCTAATTTCTATATTGATGGTGATAATCAGACTGATGAAGGATCTAGATATGCATCTGCATATCGTTTGATTGCAAACAATAGAAACCAGATTATTGATGTTGCATTGGCAGAAACAACTGTACAACATCCAGACTATTACTTTGTTGGTGATCAACAGACTGATGCACGTTCAAGATATGCTGATGGTTATCGTTTAATCCAGCAAAACAAAACTGAGATTGTCAACACTGCATGGACAAATACACTAGGACAGTATGCAGGCGCTGCAGCTACTGAAGTTAAGTGTAAGCGTGACATGGGCATCTTCGTTGATTCTGTATCTCTTGACCTCTTCGTTGGTGGTAACAAGTACGCACGTAAGTTTATTCAAGAATACTTTAATGCTGCTGGTAATGCTTGGATCTCTGGTGGTCTACAAGGTGAAGAGACTGAAAGTATCTACGCATTTAACCAAGCAAGAGATTTAATGAAATCTGCTGTAGCTAACCAACTTTCTATTCAAGATCCTACAGTTACACCAGGTCCTGCACAATATGGTGGAGGTGGTGGAGACATTGCTAACACTAACGCTGGTGCATGTGATGATGTACAATCTGCAATCACAACTCTAGTTGATATTGTTACGACACAGATTGCTGCTGGTGACCTATCCGCTCTACCTGCCGAGACAGCATATATCGCAGGTCCTGGCGAAGAGAAATGCCGTAGAGATATTGGTATCTTTGTTGATAGTATCGCACTTGACTTGTTCTGTAAAGGTAATGTTTACACTCACAGATTTGGAGCAGAGTTCTTTACAGATGCTTCAACTCCTGAGTTCTCATTCAACTCAGGGGTATACAATACCAACTTCAATAAAGCTGCTGAGACGATCAAGAAAGCGATCACTAATCAGCTTTACGAAAAAGATCTATTCAGAACAGCAGACAATGCACCTGGCTCAGCATATGGTCAGGTATCTAAAAATTACACACCACATGGTGCAACTTATAATGCAGCAACTGGTGATATGGTTCTTAGTATCGCTAACCATGGTTTAAGTAATGGCGACCGTGTTAAGATTGCAGATTCTGGAGTTGTATTTACATGTACTATGGATAGCAATGGTAGTAACCATGCATATCCACGTAATACAGACCCTGCATCTGGACAGTACCTTGAGATTACTGCATCTACGACAGATAGTATCACAGTTAATGTTGGTGCATCTCCTGCTGGACAGCAATACGATCATACATTTGTAAGTGCTGTTGCTAATTGTGTAAACTTTGCTGGTAACACTGCAAATCAACTAATCGATGCTCAGACTGCTCTATGCTCTGACGTTCAATCTGCTGTTGACTCATTAACAAGTATTGTAACTACAATTCTTTCTAATGGTAACCTCAGCACCATGCCTATTGAGGTTAACTATGGTAGTGGTAGAGGTCCTGGCGAACTTAAGTGTGCTCGTGACATCGGTTACTTTATCGATGCTATCTCTGTTGATATGTTCTGTGAAGGTAATAAGCATACTAGAACATTCACTGAGCAATACTTCACTAATGCTACTACACCTCTAAACAACGGTCTTGTTGGTGAAGAAGCAGAAAGTGTTACTGCTTTCAACACTGCTCTTAATGAAATGAAGAGAGCAGTTACTAACCAACTATACTATAAAGATCTCACTGTAACTGAAGGTGAGAGTCAATATGGAGATGGCAATGGCACTGTTGCTAGAAATTCTTCTACTGCATGTGCTGATGTTCAGAATGCTATCACTACACTAGGAACTATTGCTACTGATGCAATCACTGCTGGTAATATTACTGGTGGTATCTGGAACTCTGCTGCTAATGCTGGAACATTCATCACTGGCGAAGCTAAGTGTCGTAGAGATCTTGGTATCGTTGTTGATGCTGTTGCACAGGATCTCTGGTTTGGTGGTAACGAGTTTACTATCGCTGCAACTAAAGAATACTTTAATAATAATGCATTAATTGCTAACGGTGTTGATGCTGAAGTTGCACCTTCTATCACTGCATTCAAGCGTGCTGAAGATTTAATGCAGCGTGCATTAAATAACGTTTACTATGATCGTGACCTTAATATCACACTAGATCAGACAGGTGATCCACCAATCGTAGGTGACATCGAGTGTGATGCACATGACATGGTAACTTCTAACCTAGACTTCATTGCAGAAGAAGCATATCTTCGTATGATTGCTGCATATCCTGCTTACACACCACAGGCAAATAACACTGCACAGGATTGTAAGGATGATGTTATTACTGTCCTTAAAGAAGTTATGTGGGACGTTAAGTTTGGTGGTAACTATAAGACATATGATGCTGCTAAGATCTATGTCACTAACTACGATTATCAAACTGGTACTAACATCTCAACGTTCCTTGATGCTGAACGTGATGAAGCTGCTAAGGTAATGCTTGAGGCGAAGAACATCGCCATGCAGGTTATCAAGAATGAAACTGTAACCACTGATGTTTCTAATACTAAAACTCAAGTCAT